CTGATGTCTTTAGCACTTGGATTAAAGACAAAACTAAAATAACTCGGAAATAATGGAGGATGTATAATGGCTAATGGAAACATAAAAGCTAAAGCAAACACATCACTCGCCTTATTTGGCGATGATGCAAAAGGTTTTGACAATATGACTCAAGATGATCTTGCGTTACCATTTGTTAGAATCTTAGGACAATTATCTCCGCAGGTGACTGCAGGAGATGCAAAGTATATAGAGGCTGCCAAACCTGGTATGATCTATAATACTGTTACCAGCGAACTATACGATGGTAATAAAGGTATCAAGGTTATTCCTTGCTACTACAAAAAAGATTACCCAGAGTGGTCGGACAGAGGGGATGGGCCTGGTGCTCCTGTGGCTATCCATATGCCGAACAGTGAGGTAATCAATACTGGTAAGAGAGAAGGATCAAAGATCAGATTACCAAATGGTAATTATCTTGAAGAGACTGCTTCTTATTATGTAATGGTTGAGACAAAGACAGGAGGTTATACACCGGCTTTAATAACAATGAAGTCGACTCAACTGAATGTCAGTAAAAAGTGGAATTCTATGATGAAAACCACACAAATACCTGATGGTAAAGGCGGATTTGCTATCCCGCCTATGCACGGGGTAGTGTACACACTCACATCTACGCTACAAAAGAACGATAAAGGTTCTTGGTATGGATGGGTTGTTACACAGGACAGAATTTTAGATCAAGGCGACAAGACTTTGTATTTAAATGCAAAGAGTTTTGGTGCTGATGTATCTAAAGGGAACGTTCAAACAAAAGCTGATGTAGAAGAGAAAGTAAGCGACTCAACTCCTTACTAATGGTATAATGCCGAGGGGGTCTACTTATTTAGAGGACCCCCTTTACAAAGAAAAAAGAAATGATAATAAAAAAAGATAAATTCAAAAATATATTTCAAGGACTTGATATAGCGTATGGACAATACCAACCAGGAGATCGTGGCGAGAACGGAAAGCAACAAGGCAAAGCTTTTATTGTACGTGGTACCGTCACCGAAGATCACTGGAGCAAGCACCTCAAAGGAGAAGGACCAGCCCTTGGCATCATCCCTATTACACAAAACAATGATTGTAGGTGGGGCTGCATTGATATTGACGAATATAACTTTGATCATACTAGCCTCATTAAAAGTATTCGGAATCTTAAACTCCCTTTAATAGTTTGCCGTAGTAAATCAGGCGGCGCGCACGTATTTTTATTTACCAAAGAAAATATTCCTGCATCTTTGATGCAATCAAAATTAAAACAAATGGCAATCATACTTGGTTATGAAGGTTCAGAAATATTTCCTAAACAAACAGAAATATTAGTGGATCGTGGGGACACTGGTAATTTTTTAAATCTACCCTACTACAATGAGATGAAAGGACTACGTTATGCTATCAACGATAATGGCGCCGGTTGTACACTTGAGGAATTTTTTGAGCTCCATAGTATTTATGCGTGCACGAAAGAACAAGTCGAAGCAATCAAAACAGAAGAAAAGAAAATAGAAGAAGCATTTCCTGGAGGCCCACCTTGTTTAAATAAACTTGCAACGATAGGATTTGGACAGGGTTCCAGGAACAATGCATTATTTAATATTGCAGTTTATTACAAACAATCTGCACCAGATACTTGGGAAGATGAAATTGTAAAAGCTAATTCTAAATATATGGATCCTGCGTTAAGTAATAATGAAGTTCAACAACTAATTAAATCTGTAAACAGAAAAGGTTATGATAAATACAGATGCAAAGACTCACCAATTAATGCAGTATGTCAATCAGGTTTATGTAGAACAAAAAGATTTGGTGTAGGATTTGGTGAGGAAGAAATGCCAATGTTAGGTAGTCTTACAAAGTATGCATCTAAACCACCAGAATGGTTTTTAGATGTAGATAAAAAAAGAATACAATTAAAATCAGAACAACTCTACAGCCCACAACTATTTGCACTAGCCTGTCTTGATCAAGCTAATTTAGTTGTGCCTGTACCAAAACCAAAAGATTGGAAACAACATTTTTTAAAACCTATGATGCAAGGATTACAAGAAGTAGAACCTTTAGAATCATTAGATCCAGTAAATGAATTAACAGGACTTTTACAAGACTGGACAACCAATAGACAATCAGCAAGAACTATGGAAGATGTATTTAATAAACTACCATACACAGATGAAAAAAGAGAGTTTACGTATTTTAGAATGGAAGACTTTTATAATTTTTGTAAACGAAATCATTGGGAAAAAGATAAAAATCAAACAGGTAATTTAATAAAACAACTAGATGTATTTGTAAATGAAGAAAGAGTTAGAATTAAAAAACAACAACCACGGCTAATTAAAATAAAAACAATGAAACAGACAGAAGCATCTGTTTCTAAGATACCTTATCAAGAAGAAAACTTCTGATGAGAACAGAAAAAAATATTATTTTGATTAGACACGCAAAGTGGTTGTGGGATAATAAACTAAAACAAGAAGCAAAGGAGTGTAGAAAACAAGCATATGAAGACCATTATACTAGGTCCACCCGGCACTGGAAAAACAACAACTCTCTTAAACCTCGTAGACGAGTTCATCCAGCAAGGCGTAAGGCCTAAACAGATCGGCTATTTTTCTTTCACGAAAAAAGCTGCAACGGAAGCAGCGACGAGGGCCGCGGATAAATTTAGTTTAGATCTAGAAAATGATCTAGATAATTTTAGGACGTTGCATTCTTATGCTTTTGCACAATTAGGTATGACAAAAGAAAAGATGATGGGTAAAGAAGACTACAAAGAGTTTGGTGAAAAATGTGGCATACCAATTAAAGTTGCAAAGTTTTCTGATAATGATGGTACATTTAACTCTGATAATGAATATCTTACAATAATAAATACAGCGATCGTAAAACGATTAGATCTTTTAGAATACTATGACTCTCGTCAAAACATTTTAGATATTGAACGCAATACTTTATATCTTTTGTCAGAAGAATTAAAGAGGTTTAAAAAAGAAAAAGGACTAAAAGATTTTAACGATTTGTTAATTGACTTTATAAAAAAAGATACAACACCAAGTTTCAAAGTTTTATTTATTGATGAAGCACAAGATTTATCTTTGTTGCAATGGGAGATGGTAAGAAAACTTTGGTCTAACGCAGAAAAAACTTACATAGCTGGTGATGATGATCAAGCTATATTTAAATGGGCTGGTGCAGACGTAGATCATTTTATTGCTCTGAAAGAAGAAGTAGATGACATACAAACATTGGATCAATCATATAGGATTCCTGGAGGACCTATACACCAACTATCACAAAGAATAATAGGACAAGTGCAAAGTAGATTTGATAAAGAGTACAAACCAAGACAAGAAGAGGGAATCTTACGTAGATATTCTGATATCACACAGGTTGATATGTCAGATGGAAACTGGTTAGTGTTGTCATCTGCAAATCATTTTTTAGATCCTGTCAAAGAAGTATGTGAATTACGTGGTTGGTATTATCAATATCGTGGTGCTAACTCCATACCTTTAAAATTATTATTGGCTCTTAACAACTGGGAATCTTGGCGTAAAGGTTCTTTGTTAAATCATCTTGAGATAAAAAATATTTATGAATACCTTGGATCAAATGTATTAGAAGGATTTAGAAAAGGTAAAACATTACACTCTGAAGATAAATATACTTTACAAGAATGTAAAGATAAACACGGTTTGGTTACAGATAAAGTTTGGTATGAAGCCTTTGAGGGTTTAGATACCATAACCGAAAACTACATTCGTAATATGAGGGCGAATGGAGAAAAGATAAATAAAAATCCTCGTATAATAATGTCAACAATACACGGAGCGAAAGGAGGAGAAGCTGACAAAGTCTTATTGATGCAAGACATAACTAATGCTGCACTTGAAACATTTAGTTATGATCCAGATGAATTACATAGATTATTTTATACTGGAGCGACGAGAGCGAAGCGTGAATTACACGTCTTGGATCCAAGAGATTTTGATAAAGCTTATTTACTATGACAAACAAAGATCTATTTAAAGGAGCGACATACGACTCTTTAGAAAAACAAGTAGGCGGAAAACATTATAGAAATATGAAAATCCAGCCAGCACACTTTATAAATGAAAATAAGTTGCTTTTTGCGGAAGGCAACGCTATAAAGTACATCTGTAGACACAACTTAAAAGGGAAAGAAGAGGACGTGAGAAAAGCTATTCATTACCTGGAAATGATACTAGAGAGAGATTATTCGTGAGAAGCACACAAATACCTCTGTTCACACCAGAAACAGAATGGGTTATGCCAGATGAACTGAAAGATCTGCGCGGAGCCAAACAAATAGCAATAGACTTAGAAACAAATGATCCAGACTTAAAAGAGCTAGGCTCTGGTAATGTCTCTGGAAAAGGGCACATTGCAGGCATTGCGGTGGCCGTAGAGGGCTGGTCAGGCTATTTCCCTATCCAACACGAGTCCAACGGCAATATGGACAAAAAACTGGTGTTTTCGTGGTTGCAGGATATGTTTAACCAGGAAGATACCACCTTTATATTTCACAATGCAATGTATGATATCTGTTGGCTAAGATCAGCAGGTCTTACCATCAAAGGTAAAATTGTAGATACAATGATAGCAGCGTCTTTGATTGATGAGAATAGATTATCTTATCAATTAAATACGTTGTCGAAACATTATGTAGGTATGGGTAAAGATGAAAATATTTTAAATGCTGCCGCAAAGGAATATGGTGTAGATCCTAAAAAAGATTTATGGAAATTACCTGCAATGTTTGTAGGTCAATATGCAGAACGTGATGCAGAAGCAACACTTAAACTTTGGCAACGATTAGAAACAGAAATGTATTCT